TTTTAGGACCACATTCACATTCTTCTTTAGAACAAGCTTCGCATTTCATTCCTTTTGCTTCATAAACTTTTTTATCAGCCCCAGACATATAACCATGTCTCTTTTCTTTTTTATAATTTAAAGTATAATGTTCTGGGTTACCGGTATATGGTTCGTCTGTATTACCGACACGATCTGCATGCTTTTCAGTTTTATGAGCAGCAACAAACTTCTGTCCCATTTCGTCTTTTGGCATGTAGTCGACCCCTGGATCTTCGCCAGTTGATCCAGCTTCGATCGAAGACTTCTTTACGCCCTTAAGGTCGAACTTAGTATCCTTTGGTGCTGCAATGCTTCTTAGGGGCTTCTTTGCCATTTAACTATTCCTCTGAGTTATCTTCGTAATCGCTCTCATCATCATTAAGACCATACATCTGTTGAGCGATTTGAATTTTTTTATCGTGAACTGCATTTTGAATCCGGTCAACTACCAAACTACCAAAAGCCTGTTCGAAATCTAAAGGCTTGGCCGCGACAGCAGCTGAAACTAAATCTTCTAATTCATATTTATATTCTGTCATATTATAAATTCCTTTTTATTATTGTGTTCTGCCAGCGCCCATTTGTTTGGCAATATCTGGGTTTTTAGCAACAATTTGAACAGCAGCTTTATATTTAGATTGATCTTGTATTGAACGTTGATCTCTAGGTTTTTTCTTCATTTGATCAACAGTTATTATAGCCTGTCGAACTTCTTCACGTTTATTTTGATCTTCCGGAGAAGCTGCCTGATCATCATCTGGTTGTGCACCACCTTGCTGATCCTGTTGCATCATTTGCACATTTTGTTCGATAGTTGGGTTTAACCAACGAGGATCTTGTGACTGCGATTCTTCGGTAATTTGTCCATCCATCTCTTCGATGTCATCATCAGACTGTTGGAGAATATTTTTACGAATCCATTCATGCGAATAATATTTACCAGCCATATCTTGCATATTACGTGCAAGGTTTGCTCTACCTTCGGTAATTTCATTAGTCTTAAGTTCAGTAAAATAATTATCTTTTGCAAAGTCGAAACGGATATCCATCATCATTGTTTGGAAATCTTCAATCGTCGTTACACCCTTAAGAACTAACTGTTTCTCGAGCATTTTAGTAAACAAGTGAGAAAAACGAAGACGTAAACGACCAACGAAACGAGCAAATTTCAATTCGTCACGAGTGATTTCAGTGGCTCTACCAATTGAGAACAAAGCGTCTGAATTTAAACGTGAAATAGGCACATTAAGTGTTTGAAGAAACTTTTTCTGAAAATACAGAACGTCGTCCATCTGACCTAATGTTTGACCGCCAGGAAGGGTAGTAACTTCCGTACCTCTTCCACCTTCACGACGAGGAAGCCAATAGTCTTCAAGCATCGTCATAAATTTGCGATCATCTCGTACTTCGCCTGTTGAGGCGTCGTAAATTAATCTGTTTTTATGTTTAACCATGATGTCACGAACGTACTGTTCAGCTTTCATTTTTGGTAGGTTACCAACGTCAATATACCAGATACGACGTTCAGGTGCACGGGCCAAGCGATAGATAACTAATGCATCTTCAAGAGTGCGTAGCTGATTCAATGCTTTAATTGCTTTATGCATATAAGAAAGAACCATTGTTCCCTGATTGTCAGTTAGACCGGAAACAACATGTAGGATAGAATCTTTGGCGATTTTCAAACCGTTGGTGCTTGGACCAACTGATTTATTACCATAATTAAATCCTTTATCATTAAAGATAAAATATTCATTAACTACTTTAGATAAAGCGGATTCATTAGTACCTGCACCACTGCTCATACCAGCCTGAATTCGACGCTTTGAAATTTCTCTAACTTTACGAATTTTACGGGGATCGATATAACGAATTTCTTTGATACCCTCTTTGGGCGCTTTTTCATCAACAAGAATATGATAATATAGACGACCATCGATATACCAACGACGATAAATTTCATATGCATGTTTATTAAAATCAAGCAATTTCAAACAAGTTTGAAATTCTTCTCTAACTACTTTTTTGACAGAATCAGAAACTTTAACATTATCAAGATTAATTTGTACGATAATTTCATCATCGATTGAAATAGATTCATTTACAATTTCATCAACAGCAGCATCACACTCTGGCTGAAGAGCCATTTCTCGATACTTCGTTACCAATTCTGCTTCGGTACGTACAGTACCATCAAGATCAACATATGTACCAAACGCACCACCAGCAGCTACGACTAATGCACCGTCATCCTGTTCTTTAGGAGTAAACGATGGTATCTGCTCTTGATCTTTAAGGCTTTTGCGTTTAAACTCAAATCCGAATAGTTCTGCCATTTAAATCTCCAAAATGGAGAGGGAGTTTATTCCCTCTCCTAAATCACTATTATTATTTAGGCTGGACCAGATGGACCATTCTGGATCGCACTAGCGCCATAAGTATTTACGCCACCAGCTTTCTTATCGGAAGCTTCGATACCAGGAATCCAGTAATCGTATGAGAAGTTAACTGTGAAAGTTTCAACCTGATTTGCAGAATCCCAATCAAGAGCAATTGCACCAATCTGAGTTGGGAAAGCGCCGACTAAGATATACGAGCGAAGTTCAGAACCGTCTTTACCATATTGAATAACTTCAAGATCCTGTTTATACTGTTCTGCAGAAAGTGCAGGATCACGAACGTTTGATACGAGACGATTAAGAGCATTTGACCATGATTCGAATAATGAACGAACAGAAAAGTCTTCGTCGTTCATTACAGTTACTGACCAATCAGTGAACTGACGCTCACCAGCGACCTTAATTTTACGACCGAAATATGGGATTTCGATTTGTGAAATTGTTGAATCAGGAAGTTCAGCTGAGCGACAAACGAAACGGAACTTATCCACTGATACATTGTCGATGCCAATCCCTGTAGGGACTGACATGAACACGTTGAATAGGGATGGTCTGGTACCACCATATACCAGACCATTTGACTTGAAAGCACTAATATTAAAAGGCATCTATCTTACTCCTCGAGTTTTATCTATTTATTAAAACTTGCCAACAACTTCGGAGAACTGAACGCCAGATGCAACAGCAACGAAGTTAAGCTGGATGAAGTTAATTGAACGAGCTGGCTTAATATAGATGTCACCGACGAACTGGTTCGTATCAACAATTTGCGGAGTATTATTGGTGTCGTCACAAACAACCAAGAAGTCAGTAATACCACGACGACCCTGAATATTACGGAGGTATGGTGTTACGAGATTCTTAAACTGCGATCTTGTGAAAGCATCGTTAAACTCGAAAAGAGAGTACTTAGCAGCAGTTGAGATAGCCTTTTCAAGAACAATAAACAGACGACGAACGTTAATACGGTCGAAGGCTGATGGCTTTGCCTGTGCAGTTTTATCACCATAAAGAACAGTACCCTGACCTGGGAATGTTACAACTGGATTGATGCCATTCTTATAAAGAATATCGCGATCGGCCTTGCGTGGATTATATGCAAGCTTGACAATATTTTTAATTTGACCACGGTTGAAACCAGCAGGTGACCACCATGCATCATTAGTATTGTCCGTACGAGCACATAGACCAGCAATGTCACCGTTCAATGGAATCCAACGATAGATATCATTGTAACGATCGTACTGATACTTATAACCGGAATCAATTACAGCGTATGATGTTGATCTAACTGAATTTCTCCAACCAACAAGGTTAGTTGCTTCAGTACCAAACGAGTTTAATGTTTGATTTTTATCAGGAGAAACGAATACAACACAGTCCTTGCGAATTTCAGCGATATTATCGATAAGATAATTTGAAAGCTGCCATGAAGAACCAGAAGGTCCAATAGGACGACCCTGAAGAACAAGTGAAATATCGATATCTTCGGCAGAAGCGAAAAGATCGTATGCAGATGCGATTACAGAGAAATTATTTGAAGAAGATTCATTTAAACCATCTGAACCAAGAGTCATAACTATGTTCGAAGGAACATAATTAGTCGACGATGTAATAAGAGCAGCATTAGCAGATGCAGCGCCCGAACGATCGTTCGCCCACCAGATATATCTAGAGTTTTGGTTAATTACATCTTTATAGTAATTTACAGTAGTGTCAAGATTTTTAGCATCTGTTGCACGGGAAAGACCCTTGAACACTTCAAGAACGCTACCAGGAGTTCCAGTAAACTGGCCATTGTCGTCAACTACTACAACATGAAGTTCGTCTCTAGCAGCAGTATTACCATTTACAAGAACATAATTAGAAATACCAGGTGCAGAGTCAACAACGTTGTTAAATTCCCAGTAACGTGCTACTGAATTTGTACTATATGCAGTATGTAAACGATATGGATCTTGAAACTGTAAAGTCATTACAGTAGTGTTAGAAACTCCACTATTTGTTACAGATGGAGCTTTAGTAATTTGAAGATACTGAAATCCAATGCTTGCATTACCAGCAAGAATTTTGTCACCGATAGAATACTTAGAAACGTTTGCTGAAGCATTTACAGTGGCACTACCGGGAAATATAATAGAAGCAGTATTGCTACCAATGGCAAATTGAAGAGTTCCAGTAGTATAAGTGATGCTGGTATTAGTGAAGTCAACAACAGTGCCGCTCACATAATCGACGTTCGATGAAAATGCATTTACAGTATCACAAACTGAAACACGTAGCGAATTACCGATATCGCCTGGATATTTAGCAACGAAAGCGATATCCGAGTCGAAAGTGCCGTCAAGCGTAGTATACGCATTAAGGTTAGGAACGATCTGATTTACGAGGTTAGCAACGAAAGCGTTTGCAGAATTAGTATCAAATCCAACAGCTGAATATGATGTTTCTGGACGACCGAAATACATAGTAACAGCGCCATTCGAAACACCAGCATTACTTGACATAGTAAAAGCAGTTGCATTGATAATTGCCGAAATTACTACAGATTTACCAGTATTGAAAGCGTTGCTATTAGATACCTGAGTTAGATACATACCCGCCGAAAGAGTAGCTGTATTTGTGACAATTACGTTAGCTGAAGCGTTTGTAACGTTCGCAGAAACAGATGGAGTTACGCCACTGGTATTAGCAGCTCGAACTACATAAAGACGATTTGAGTATGATAAGAAGTTAGCAGCAGTGAAAAATGTTTCTGCATTATAATTGTCTGGTTTGCCGAATGTTTTGGCAAGAACGTTCTCGTTATCGACGAGATATCTTTCACCAACTGGACCCCAATGGAATAAACCTGCAAGAGCGCCATCAGATGTGGCAACTGCAGGGACAACCGTGGTAAGGTCAATTTCGGTTACATTAACGCCGGGACTTAGTTGGAATGCCATTTTCTATCTCTCCTTTTTATCGAGAACATATTTTATTTATTTATTAAAAGTCATCTCTTACATTATGCATCCAGGCGTCAGGAACGAAGTGTTCAATTTCTTCATCGTAGTCTTCTCGTCCATCAAAGAAAAATCCAAATGGCGCCATATCCTGATCAAGGTCTTCCTCTGATTTTTCTTTTAACGATAGTAGTGTATTAATATTAGTATAATCTTTAAAATATTGCTGTTCAGAAAGCCAAGCGAACAGGACCAAACACATTACTAAGTCGTCATGTTTACCAGATTCAGCTTCATATGAATTACTTTTTTTCGAAAAAGTAGAAAATTCTTGAATTGTATTAAAATCATTAATTAGTATTTGGTTTTGTTCAACTAAGAGTTTAATTATAGAACAACCGATAGATTTAACAACTTTTGTTGTACGAATACCTTTATCTGTATTTCCACCACCGAAACCACCAGTAATACGTTTACCTGATCTTCCGGCATTTTCAGTAAATAATACGTTCTCATAACCAAGATCATAATGTAATGTATGAGAAACCTGTTCTCCGATATCATTTACTTCGACAAGAACAGAACAATTATTATATGCTTTGGCAACTCTATGTATTATCTCAGCATAATCAGCTGGTCCGACATTGTTATTTCGGAATACACATACCTGCTGATATGGCATTTGTGTAACATCCATAAGCTGGAACGCCGAATAGTCTAAACCTTTACCACGTGAAACGTCGCATACCATCATATAAACATGATCTTTTATGGGTTGAAAATATTGTTTAAGACCATCTTTATCAACTAATGGATTTTGATGAACTAATTCTTTAAGTTTCCAACCAGAGATAAGCGTTCCAGAAGAACCAATAAACTCACAGCAATATTCCTGTTCAAACTTTGCTGTATCGAAATTCATGGCGGCTAACGTATCTTGTTTCCAAGCTTCGTCTCTGCCAGGAACATTTTGCCATTCAACTCGAATACTTACATACTGGTTACGTTTTTCGATCGAATTAATCCAAATACTATAAAAGTGATTCAAACCATTTGGAGTTGAAACAAGAATAATTTTAGATTCAGTACCAGATGAAATGGTAGGATAAACTGAGGTAAAAAACTCGTCCCAGTTTTCAATGAAGGCTGCTTCGTCAATGAATAGTAGGTTGATAGCGTAACCACGGATAGCGTCAGTTGACGTAGCTGCAGCGAGAACACGTGAACCGTTTTCAAGTTCCATAGAACCCTTATTCCATTCTTTTACACCCTGTTGTAACCAAACCGGAAGGTGCTGGTATGCTAACTGAATTTTACCAAGAATTTCTCGGGCCGTATCGCCTTTGTTGGCGAGCAGAGCAACAGTTTTATCCGAGTGGAAAATAATATACCAAAGAATAAATGCACAGGTAGTAGTTGACTTACCTGCCTGTCGTGCTGTGGTAATAATATTAAAACGATTCGCAGCAAACGATCGTAACATAATTTTTTGATAATCATATAATTTAAAGCCGATAAGACCTTTATCGACGTTAACAATTTTCATATAAGTTTCAGTAAAATAAACTGGGTCTTGCGAACATCTAATATATTCAGCAACGGATTCTGTTGTCCAATCAATAGATTGATTGGCTCTTTTTAAAAGAGCATTACCATTATAACCAGTTGCAACATTAGATAGATCAGGAGCAAACATTATTTTTTCATCTCAGCTATTACTTTTTGAAGTTCTGCGGTAGAACCCACGAACAAATTATTTGTTACTGATTTAGCATGTGCACTATTAGGCTCGTCGATATTTTTAATTTCACGAATTTTAGTTTGAAGTTCCATTAAATCTTTATTAGCCTGCAGCATAGTATCCATAAGCTTTGCCAAAACTTCAAAGGCTCTTGGATGTTGTGAACTGTCAGCAATTTGACCAAGTTTGAATATAGCTTCTTGACCTGTCTGAATAACTTCATGAATATTAGAGCGAGCCATTTCGAAGTCGTTTGTGGCACTGTCATTATGTGCTGATGATATAATATCTTTGACAGTATTATTAACTGTCATCATTGGATTAATACCTAAAGCATCACTTAATGGATCATTATTAGCATTTTTTGTCATTCTATCTCATCTGTGTTGTAGATTTGGGAAATATATCCAAAATCGTCAGTCGCTTCAATTTCAACATAAGGAATAGTACCAGTACTATTATTTGCAGCACCATACCAATTAATTGGTGAACCATTTGATGATAGACCTGGTTGTACTGTCACTCGTTCTGCTGGCGATGTATTACCGACCGAGTTTGCCAATGTTCCATCTGGGACACTGGGAATATAAAAAGTTGTATTAACGAATTTAATGATACCAGATTTTTTAACTGGTCCATAGATATAACCTTTAAGTGTAAGATCGAGAGTCCAAACAATAGATCTACGCTCTTTAAAATCCGAATCATACTTATCTTCGTAACGAATATCATTAAGAATAACAGGAATATCCATAATAATTTCCATTTCTGGAATAAGTTTAACAGTCGTGGTCCAGTCTGGTGTAAAATATGGAAGAATTTGTTCTATAATTTTAGTACCATCTTCTGCGTTTTTAGCATAAATATAAACTTTAAAATTAAAATTATATGGTACTGGATTATATTGATATTTGAAATTACTAGCATCAAGTTTAACTGAAGATTTAACAAGAGTATTTAATTTTCTAGTACCATCATATTTAATTTGTCCCATTTCGAAAGAAATCAATGGCAATGTAATCATTGCTGTTTGACGATCAATATTAGGATCCTGTAAAACACGGGCCAGCATTTTATCTTTTGGTGCATAAGTAACAGGCACTTTCACAATAGAAACTACGTTACCAGTTTTATCTTCTTTTGTAACACGAATATCGTTGAATAATGTACCAACGAGAATTACGTATTTACGGATAGTTTGGAAATAAAAACCTTGACCGAACATTAAATATCGCCTTCACTAAATGGATCTATTGCTGTAAAATCAACAAACAGATCAGACTCGTCCTGTATTTGTTGATTATCAGCGCCTGGTAAAATCTGACTAAGACTAAATTTTTCGGAAACAAGATAATTTTCTAATTCATCAAGTAGATAATTTCCGGCTTCATCTGTAATAGCCCAATCAATGATATTAGTCGAGAATTTTTTCTGTAAAATATCAATTTCAGGTATACCAGTATTTAATATCTCATTAGAATATTCAAATAATTCACAAGTCATTTCCCAAGTTTGTAAAGCTCCGAGCTGATAAAACATTTCGAATTTGTTAACAAATTTAATTTGAAAACATTTATTATTGAGTGGAAAATATATTAAGTCGCCTTCATTAGGTCTAACTTGTGCATTGAAAACTTCAACTTCTTCTGTAAATCTTCTCTGTGCAACGGAGAAAATAACTTGATCTCGAATTTCAATACCAAACTTAGACATGAAATTACCATCGCCCTGAAACCCATCAACAGACTTAATATAAATTTCAATTGGATATGCGATTTCATAACTTGACTGATCATCAGCACCATAAACAGAATCATAATTATTGAGTTTACGGGGAATATAATACATATCCTGACCGTAAATTCGGACAGCCTCGATAATCAAATTCTCAAGGAGCTGTTGTTCTTGAGATGATTGAAAATTATTGAAGAAAAAGTTAGTTGCCACTTTGTCTCTTTCTTAAAACTAAATTCATTTGACCAATTTTACGTTCGTTTGGATCTACAGTTTTTTTACTTGCATACATATCTGAATTTTTGGAATTTTTGTTGAGTGGAATTTCTTCGCCGTTTGGATGACGACCAACAACTTCTAAATCAGGATCATCATGAAAACGACTCCACATCTTTTGTGCACCTTCAGAGTGACCAGTTCCGACAAACTGGACACCATTATTTTTAACAAGGCTGCTGTAAACATCACCCATTCTTACAGAAGAATTTTTTCTACCATGTGCACTTAAATACTTCAATTGCGACCCACCATCGGGAGTATCAGATTGTTCAACAGCATGGACAACGTGATGAATTTTTCTATCATCAGGACTCCATGTAAAATGCGTTATACCTCCCATACCATTATCAGAAGAATGAATTTCAAGTGGCCCAACCTGACCGACTTTTTGAGCATTGGCCTTATAATCAGTTGGCGAGTTGAATTTCATATTTTTAGAAACAACGGCTTCTCTTGATTCAGAGCCAATACCGTTGTCCCAAGCTTCTGCATTAAAGTTACGAAAAGATTTCATATATTTCAGCCGATCATATCTGTAACTGGCATTGAATAATTCATGATCATTTCTTTTTCGAGTTGAGCTCTTTCTTGTGTAGCTTCGTCGTAAATTTTCTGACCATTGAATGTTAATCCACCGGGCATTTTCATGCCTTCAAATTTCTTTAGGTTCTGGCCCCACTGTTGTTTAATAAGGCATTCGGCATAATTAGCAAGCCAACGATC